ATACAAACTTTAATATGCAGAGCGCAACAAGAGATATTACAGACAATGCTAATGCTAATACAAAGGCTATTCTTGATTTCTTGGTACAGGATAAGATTCAGACTTTACAGAGCGAAAATGAAGCGCTTAGATTACAGGCCTCTCAGGCAATTCAGAATAATGTGATTATTTCAGCGCTTAAACCAAGCCCAATTCCAGCTTATACCGTACCAAATCCATACGCAGGATGCGGATGCAATTATTGCGCATATAACAATTAAATATTGCAATGTTTCTTTTGAGTAAATCAAATGTATGGCTGTATATGCCATTTTAACACTTGGAGGTGCATTGCAAGTTGGCAGTGTGCCTCTTTTCTATGGAGGTAACTAACATGATAGAACTTATAAATTCTGAAATACAGACAGTAGCAGTAGGCCAGCGTGTAATATTTGATAAATCAATTACACATACTGGATGCGCAGAAAGACACAGAACAGAAAGCGGAACAATTACACTTGTAAAGCCTGGAAAGTATAAAGTGTTCTTCGCCGCTAATATTACAGTTCCAACAGGAACAACACCAACAGAAGTTGCACTTAATTTGATTCAAGATGGCGACGTTTTGCCAGGCACATTAATGCGTGCAACACCAGCAGCAATTGAAGAATATTTTAACGTATCAACAGAAAGAATAGTTGACGTTTATTGTGGATCAACAACAACTATTAGCGTTGCAAATGCAGGATTAACACCAGCTTTAATTGATAACCCTAATATTATTATTGTTAGAGTGGCCTAAAGGAGGTGGATGTTATGGATATGTATAATCTTTGCAATAATCTTGAAACAGAACTAAAGAAAATATCTGATAAAGGTATTACAACAAGTAATATTGATGTGGCGTACAAGCTAATTGATATGTATAAGAACATTAAAAAAATTGAAATGATGGAAGATGATGGATATAGTGGCAACGATTCATACGGAAGACATTGGGTAAGGGGACATTACAGCAGAGATAATGGCTATAATAGCGCTTACAATGGATATAGTTCTGATTATGACAGAGATAATAGCAACGCAAGTTATAATAAGTATATTGAAGATAAAAGGCGTTATAGATCTAACAAGACAATGGATTGTAAAGAGCGCATGATGGATTCTTTAGATAGTTATATTGATTCTTTCACTAAGAAAATGGAAAACTTAGCAGAAGAAGCGGATTGCGCTGAAGAACGCCAAACAATTGAAAGATATATTAATAAAATAAAATCTGTTCGCTAATCTTTTCAGAAGGGCCAAGGAGTAAAATCTGAGGTCCTTTTAAAATGGTACAAAATATGTTTTGCAATATGTGACAATAATATAGGATTCATTGACTTTCACTTCCAGGCCACTACAAGGAGAGTTCAAAAAGCAAGTTGCCAGCTTTTGAAGAACGAGGGTTCAGTTCCCTCTAGTGGTTTTTGGAATGGCGATTCCTAATATACGCAAACACGTTTGGTGGACGGTTACACACCTAAAATAACCTAATGACGGAGGAAGAAAAGAATGAAAAGTGAAGCATTGAAAGAACAAGGATTGACAGACGAACAGATCAAGTTCGTTATGGCAGAAAATGGTAAGGACATTGAAAAAGCTAAGAGTGATATAGGCACACTTACAGCAGAACGCGACAAGTATAAAACACAGGCTGAGACAGCAGAAGCGTCTTTAAAGAAGTTTGAAGAAATTGACGTTGATTCAGTTAAGGCAGAATTGGCCGACTGGAAAAAGAAAGCGGAAGATCAGCAGAAGACCTACACTGAAGAATTATACAAGCGTGACTTTAAGGATGCTCTTACTAAAGAATTGGCAAATGTTAAGTTTTCTTCAGAGGCCGCTAAGCGATCTATTATGAGCGAGATTGAAGGCGCAGGATTAAAGCTTAATGAAGGAAAGATTCTTGGACTTACAGATTTATTAGGACAGATGCGTGAAAAAGATGCTAGCGCGTTTGTGAATGACGTAGACGCTAATAAACCACACTTTACAACACCAATGGAACCACAGGGCAACTCAGGAACAACAATGACAAAAGCGGATATTCTTAAAATTAAGGATTCAGGCGAAAGACAGCGAGCAATCGCACAGAATATTGATTTATTTAATTAAAAGGAGATTAAAACTATGGCAGATCCAAAGAACATGGTAACACCAAAGGCAGGCCTTACAGGCGTTGCTAATATTGATGTAACAGCACGTGAAATTGATTTTGTAACAAGATTCGCAAGAAATTGGGAGTCATTAAAGGAAATTCTTGGCGTTATGCGTGACGTTGAGAAGGAAAATGGAACAACACTTACTCTTAAAACAGCAACAGTATCACTTGCTGATTCAGTTGGTGAAGGTGAGGAAATTCCATACAGCCAGGCAACAGTATCAGAAACACCATTTGAAGATATTACAATCGAAAAATACGCTAAGGCAGTATCTATTGAAGCAGTATCTAAGTGGGGTGCAGATGTTGCAGTACAGATGACAGATGATGAGTTCTTAAATGAACTTCAGGGTAATGTACTTGACAGATTCTATACATTCTTGCAGACAGGTAGACTTACAACTAAGCAGACTGACTTCCAAATGGCTATTGCCATTGCTATTGGAGCAGTTAAGGATAAGTTTAAGAAGATGCGCAAGGATTCAACATCTATCGTTGTATTTGTAAACACACTTGACGCTTACAGATACCTTGGTGCGGCAAATCTTACAGTACAGACAATGTTTGGTATGGATTATGTTGAGAACTTTATGGGTGCAGACAAGATGATCTTATCTTCTGAAATTCCAGCAGGCAAGGTAATTGCTACACCTGAAGCAAACATCATTCTTTACCATGTAAACCCAGCAAACGCAGGATTTAGACAGCTTGGTCTTGATTACACAACAGATGGTGAGACAAACCTTATTGGATTCCATGCAAACGGAAATTACAATACAGCAGTTGGCGAGTCATTCGCTCTTCTTGGTCTTACACTTCTTTGTGAGTACATTGATGCAATCGCAGTTGTAACAATCGACAAGGATGCAACAGAAGAACAGCAGAAGGTGGGGGAATAACAAGCGATAACCTAGAAGATGAAAATATATCAACATTTTCATTAAATTGTGTCTATTCTGAAGAAGATTTGCAGTCTATGACAAAATCACAGATTGCAGATCTTGCGGCAGAATTAGGTTATAGCGTAAATTCTAGTGACACAAAGACAAAAATGATTAGTGATTTTATGGAGCAGCAGAACTAATATGTATGCAACTTATGAATATTATGTAACAGAATATGGCGGAAGTTTGGAAGAAAATAGAGTAAAGCATTGCTCAAAGCTTGCAGACAGATTGCTTAACAAGTTCACATACGGAAGACTTACTGATTCTTTTCCAGTTGATGAAGACGCAATCGACAATGTTTATCAGTGTGAATGCGCGTTAATTGACTATGAGGCCTTTGTAGAAGATGCAAAGAAAGCTCAGGCAGAGGGAAAAGTAATTAAGAGTATTTCTAGTGGATCAGAAAGCGTTACATACGATACAAATGTGTATACAGAAGCGGCCAAAAGTGAGGTAAACCACATGCAAGGCGCATTATCAATATGCAAAACTTGGTTAGGTGGAGTGCCTGATTCAAACGGAATAAATTTATTATATGCTGGATTGTAATATGGGAATAAAATACGAAGATTCAATAATTGTATACAACAGGTTCATTAAAGGAACATTTGAAACTGAATATTACATAGGCAAAAGATATGACAATGTACGTTGCGAACTTACGCAAGGTGCAAATATAACTTCAAGCGGTTTAGATAGTGCTAATAGCTTTAAAGTTAAAATTCCAACAAGTGAGGTGGCAAATTATATGCCGCCTACACCTTGGAACAACGCAGATTTAGAAACAAAGCTGGATGCAGACACGTTTATGCCTGATTGTTTAGTTGTGATAGTAAAGAAGAACGAACTTTTTATTGATAATTTAGATTTACCGACAGGATTAGTCAGAAGTGACGACTATGAAAGAGGATTTCTTGATTATTTAAAAAAGGAATACGGATATACTTACGCAATTAGAACAATTGACATATATCAAATGATTCCACGTTTTGAGTTAGGAGGTAGCTAATGGATGGATTAAGTTTATCAGATCTTCCTGGTGAATATGAAACAGTTGGCATGGCCTTACTTGCTATGTTGGATGAATGTCCTTTATTACCACTTAATACAAGGCTTCTTTATAATAGCTCAACCGATTCTGAATGCGTTACGCTTAGAACTATGGGTGGATCTTACCAGCCGAATGTAATAGGTGGATATACAGCAAGAATGAACTTCCAAATAGGATATAAGTCGTTTCCTAATAGCAATAAGCAGTCAATAAAAGCACAAGAAACTGCTGATTCTATAATGCATTGGTTAAAAGACACCGCAAAACCATTGCTAACTGATGGTAGAGAAATAACAAAGTTAGATATATCTGATTGCGTGCCGATTGTTGGAGGCGGCAATTCTGATAAGTCAATAATATATGTCGCAAATGGCGTATTAATTTATGAAAAATAAAAGGAGAAAAGAAAATGGCAAAATTGCTTAGAGGCGTAAGAGCTGAATGGTTGTCGTTTGATGGAGAAAATTGGACCTTGCTTGGTAAGGACATGGAAGATTATTCAATCGACCTTAATCCTGATACAGAAACCATTAAAAATGTACTTGGCGAGTCTTCATTTAGTCACAAGGGATTCACACCATCCGCTTCAATTGAGTATATGGTGCGTTCTGAGGATGCAATATATTCAGAACTTGAGGAAATTGTTAATACTCTTTCTTCAGACGATGCAAAGATCAGCGCTACTGTTATTAGAGCTACACTTAACGAAGAAGTTAAAGAATCAGACGTTAAGAAGCTTACAGGTACAGGATATAAAGTAGATGTTGCAGTTGTACCAACAAGCGAAGGTGGTTCAACAGAAGGATATGCAATTGCATTTGAATATCACGAAAATGGATCAAGAGTTCAGGGTACAGTCGAAGTTACAGACAGAGTTCCAACATTTACAGAGAAGTCAGGACTTTAATATGGTATTAAGCTAAAGCTTAGTATGGGCGTGTGCATTCCTTCTCGTGTATGCGCCCTTTTGAGAAGGAGAAAACATGGAAACAATTAAATTAAAAGAAAATAGTGACGCAGCGATAAAAGTAGAACTGAATGACGACGGTGATTATATATTACTTGCAGCAAACAGCGCTACTTTTTTTGATAATTACATTAGCTTTTTAAAGGAACTTACTGATTTATCAGAAGAATCAGAAAAGACAGTTGATAGTCTTAAAGAACAGTATAAAGACGATCTTGATGATGATAAGAAAATAGAACTTGCGCATCTAGTTGCAAAACAAAGCGTTTTATTTTCTGAAAAGGCCATAGAAATAGTTGATAATTTCTTAGGCAAAGGAACAACATACAAATATTTTAAACATCTGTATGAAGGCGTACAGGATTTCATGCCTGGAGAAGAGTGTTTTGCTGATTTAATAGCAAGTATTACGCCAGTAATTGAGAAAATATATGGCAAGAAAATTGAAATTAGACAGAACATTAGTAAGTCAAAGACTGAAAAATATGTTCCACAAGATTTCAAAAAGAAAGGCAATAAATGATAGGCAGATTGCCTGACAGTATAACTATAAATCAGAAAGAATATAAGCTAAGAACAGATTACAGAAATGTATTAGATACGTTTGTTATCTTTAATGATCCTGAATTAAGCCTTGATGAAAAGTGGTTTACAACTATTTACATGATGTTAGAAGACTTTTCTTGCTATGAAAATTTGGAAGAAGCATTGGTAAACGGTTTTGATTTTAAAGAAGCATGTAAAAAATTATCATGGTTTTTTAACGCTGGAAGAAACGAAGAAAAGGCTATAAGTAAAGCGCCATTATATGATTGGGAACAGGATGAACAAATGATATTTGCAGCAGTAAATCATGTTGCAAATAAAGAGTTAAGAGAACTTGATTATATACATTGGTGGACTTTCTTAGCTTATTTTAATGAAATTGGTGAAGGTTTATTTAGCTATGTTGTCAGCATTAGAAGAAAAAGATCTAAAGGACAGAAATTAGATAAAGCAGAACAACAGTTTATTAGAGAGAATCCAAGCATTATTGAAATAAAACACAAGCGAACATTAGAAGAACAACAATTTTTTGATGAAATATCGGAGTTATTATAATGGCAGATAATAATATCAAAATAAAAACAGAAATACAGACAAAGCAAGCAGAAGTGCAGTTAGCTACACTTGAAAACCGAATGTCTAAGACAGCAGCAAAAGCAGAAAGTTTGAGACAGTCTATGTCAAAACTTGAAGGCAAAAGAATTGCAACAAAAGAATATGAAGACATTAGCAATCAAATAGCTAAGGCTAGCTCAGAAATTGAAAAACTGATTGACAAACAACAGAAAATGGCAGAAGCAGGCAAGCAAGGAACGCCAGCATTTGAAGCAATAGATCAGAAAATAACAGAGCTTGGAAATGAATTAAGATACGCAAAAGGTGAATTACAAGATTTAGTAAGCAAAGGACAGGCGTTTACACTTGGAGAAGATACAGAAAAGTATCAAAGAATGCAGAGTCAGCTCCAAGGCGTAAATAATGAAATGGATATTCAGAACCAAAAGCAAGGAATTATGATTGACAAAATGAAAGCTAATGAAAAGCAAACTAGTAAACTTGCTAGCGCTCTTTCTAAAGCAAGAAAATTTTTGTCGGGTTTTGGATCTCTTATGAGCAAAGCGTTTAAATCAACAGGTAATTCTTTAAAAAGTAATTTAATGAGCGTATTAAAATACACAATTGGAATACAGACATTATTTGCTTTATTTAGAAAGTTGAAAAGCGTTGCAGTAGATACATTTAAAGAAATGGCGAAACAAGTTCCTGAAGTAAATGAAGACATTTCAAGTATGAAAACCGCTTTAAATGGATTGAAAGCTTCAGTAGGAACAATGTTACAGCCTTTGTTAAGCGCTGTTTCAGGATTAATAACAACTATTATTAATAAGGTTACTTTGTTAGCAAATGCCATTGGAGGCTTATTTGCACGTTTAACAGGACAGAACTATATATACAAAGCGACAGCGGCTCAAGAAGACTATGCTAAAAGCCTTGAAGGAACAGGAAAAAGTGCAAAGAAAACCGCAAAGCAATTAGCGGCATTTGATGAATTAAATGTTATTAATACTCAAGACGATGATGCAGGCGGAGGAGGTGGAAGTACACCAAGCGCAACATATTCAAAAGAAATGATTCCTGAAGGTATTGCTAATATTGCTGATACATTAAAAGAAATGTGGAACAATGGCGATTTTACAAGTCTTGGCACAATGTTAGGAACTAAGTTGCAGGAAGCGCTTAATAATATCCCTTGGGAAAAAATACAGGCCACAGCGGAGAAAGCTGGAAAATCATTAGCAACTCTAATAAATGGTTTTGTAGAAGTTCCGCAACTTGGTTTTGATTTAGGAAAGACACTTGGCGAAGGCTTAAATACTGCTATTTATGCAATAAGAGGATTCCTTGATAATTTACATGGAATGAATGTTGGTGCATTTATTGCAGATATGTTTAATGGATTACTTACATCCGTTGATTGGGGCGCAATAGGCCACGATATAAGCGAACTAATATCTAAAGTATTAGAAATGATTACAGGATTCCTTATGAATTTAGATTATGATGCTATTGGAACAGCTATTAGCGATCTGATTAAAGGCGTTGACTGGATCAAGCTTATAGGTGAATTAGCAATGGCCTTGGCCGCGTTGGTAAGCGGTGCGTTTAGTTTGTTATTCAGTCTTACAGGAAGTGTGTTTGACCTTATAGGAGACGGATTTAAAGCATTAGGAATGGATTCCGTTGCAGGATTCTTCTATGGTATGGCTGAAAATCTAAGAACATCGGCTAAGTGGTTAAGAGAGTGGATAAGCACATATATTATTGAACCAATAAAGAATTTCTTGGGTATTCATTCACCTTCTACTGTATTTGCTGAAATAGGTAAGTTCTTAATAGAGGGATTAATCCTTGGTATTAAGAATATGACAGAAAAGATAAGAACAATATTCTTAAATATTAAGACTATGATATCTACTATTCTGTTAGGCGTAAAAGAAGCATGGACAAAAATATGGACAGCAATGAAAACCACAGTTGTTAGTATTTTTGAAGGAATATGGGGCGCCATTAAGAGCTACATTAATTACATTATTTCAGGCATTGAAAAGATGGCCAATGGTATTATAAGTGGCGTTAATTTCATAATTAAATGCATGAATAATCTTAATTTTGACATTCCTGATTGGATTCCATCCATAGGCGGCAAATCTTTAGGTTTTTCTATTCCTGAAATGTCACAGGTAAGCATACCAAGGCTTGCTCAAGGTGCAGTAATTCCGCCAAATAGAGAGTTCATGGCAGTTCTTGGAGATCAAAAGAATGGTACAAATATCGAAGCGCCATTAGATACAATTAAAGAGGCATTAAGAGATACATTAATGCAATTTAATAATAATAGCGGCGATATAGTAGTTCAAATAGATGGATATGAAGTATTCAGAGCGGTTAGAACACAGAGCAAAATATTTACTAAAACTACTGGAGTTAAGGCTTTTAGTTAAGCCTTGCTCCATTTGAGCATTAAGGAGAATTATATGGCATTCAACGGATATTTAATTCAAATGTCTAATAATGGAAAAACTTATAACAATTTTTTCAGTAAATTCATATCAGCAGAATCATATAAAGTTTCTAAAAAAATATTAGACGTCGACAGTTACAGAGACGCAAACGGAGTATTGCACAGGAATCCGCTTGAACATTCTTCATATACAATTAGTTTTGACACTAATCCCTTAGATAATATAAAACTTAATGAATTTCTTACAGTAATCAGAGAAAGCTATTCAGTTCCAGCAGAAAGAAAAGTTAATTTAACATTTTATGTTCCTGAAGTAGACGATTATGTAACACAAGATTGTTACATGCCTGATATTGAATTTCCTATTAATTACATAGAAAACAATGTGATTAAATACGACAGAATAACAATTAAGTTTATTGGATATTAAGGAGATATATCTATGTTAAATATATCTGACGAAACAAAGGAAGAATTTTTAAAAGATTCCAGCCCTAAACAAATATGTATTGAAATAGAAAAAGACAATACCACAAATGTGGGAGGCGTTAATTGGTATTTAGGAGACGCTACCAGGGTAGAAGAACAAAGTTTTGCAAGTGATAAAAGTTTTGTTTTGATAACTAGTTTTCCAAGTAATACCAGTCAGGTTTATTCTGATTATTTTGATTATGCTCCATATTTATATATTTCAATAGATGTTAGATTAATGAACGCGTCATCGGCAACTACACCAAGCGAAATATATTTAAAAATTGTTGGACTAACTCAAACATATTACAAAATAGATACAACAGGGGATTATGGATCAGCTCTTAGAGGCGACGGATTAAGAATATATGTAAGATGTAATAATCCTGATGAATTAAAAGAATTAAGATACGCTTCAATTAATTTTACTAAGAGCACTAACTTTGCAGGAAAATTTCAGATAACCAATTTCCAAATAGAGTCTTCTAACATTGAATATTCATTAGAAGAATTAATGGCAGGAGCGTTACCGTTTTTGGGAGAAAGCGTAATACGCCAGGGTAAGCGAGTTACTGACTATATACATATAGGAAAACCTGATATAGAAACGCTGACAAATAAAGATTTTGATATGGAAAAATTTTCTATAACAGAATCATTATGCTCAGGCGACGAGTTGAAATTTGGAGCATGTGAAGCAGCACATTGCGAATTTTCTATTATAGGAAGATACGACGATTTTACAAACAGAATTATATACCCTTATTACATTGTAAATGATGAAAAAATTCCACTTGGAAGGTTTAAGGTTACAGACATAAAAAAATCTTATGTATATAACACATGCCAATTAGACATTACAGCTTATGACGACTTAGTAAATTTAGACACTAATGCTGCTAACTGGTATACGCTTTATATGTATAATCCGCCTATTACTTCTGATATAAGATGGGGCGTTCCGTATGCAAGACAAGTTTATTCATCATATTGGAACATTATTAATTATTTAGGAATTGATAATAGATCAAATCATACAGAAGTATTGCTTGGTGGAAATATTGGTTATTTAACTGGTGGAAACAATAATATCTACACAGACTGGACGCATAGTGATGGAGACTTTATTAATCGTTTAGAATATGGATCTACTTATATATCTTTACTAGAAATTCAAGAGAATGAACTAACCAAACATCCACTAGTTGTTGATGTTGATTATTTATACGGTATAGACGGATTATTTCCAGCTAATATGTCTTATTATCCAGTTTATTCTGATTACAAAAAGCATATAGATGAATATGCCAGGGGCGCATATAAAATTGCTAATATTCTTGTTGAAGAAGAATTATCAGACGGATCATTTAATAGATTTTGCGTAAATGATAGTGATTATTTTATGTTATCGCCTAATTGTGAAGGCGTAACAATATATGTTGCTTATAGATTTTGGCAGCATAACTGGAAAACATCACAATATGCTTCAAAATGTCCAATTATAAACCGACAGACAAGAATATACTATGCAGAAGATTTAACGCCTAATTTAGCGAATGCAAGTACAAGATTAATGTATTACAACTATGGTACTAAAGAACTATTTGATTGTGATAGCGGAATTACAGCCAGGGATGTTGTTAGATCGTTGCTTGAAGTAACAGGATGCTTTTTTAATTTAGATAGATATGGGGTGCCTGAGTTTAGATATTGCATAAAAGCTGGATTATATCCAAACGACAAACTATATCCAAGCGATAGTTTATATCCAAGAGGCGTTTCAACTATTATTCCAATGAGCAAATACATTAGCGCTATTTGTCAGGATTACGAAGTAAAAGATTATGGAAGAATCCAAATTGTAAAAAGACAAAATTCTAATGAGAGCAAAAATGTATGTGAATGGGAATATATAGGCAATTCAAATTATCCAAATGCTTACATTATTAATGACAATATTTTTTATTGTTCAGAAAACATGGAATACGATTATGAAAATATGCCTGAAGTCGCTTTAATGCTTGAAAATTTATATGAAAAGATAAGCAATATGGGGTACACACCAAATACAACAAACATGGTGGCAATGCCTTGGATGGAAGTAGGAGACAGAGCGGTAATTCTTACGCGCAATGGCGGTTTTGAATCGTTTGTGTTTAGAAGAACGATAAAAGGAATACAAGCTACACGAGATACAATAGAATCCGTTGGCCCTGAATACAGCGATATAGTGTATGACTATGGTTACAAAAATTATAAAGGAGATTAAGCATGTCTGATAGATACGAAAGAATAAATTGGGAAAATGATCCGTCAATCAGAACGCCATTAAATGAAGTTAATCTTAATAAAATGGATAAAGCTATTTCTGATATTGATATAGCTCTTAGTCAGGCAGAAAAAAGTGTATTAAGCCTTGGCGCCAATAAGCAAGATAAGCTTACGCCAGGAAAGAATATAACAATTTCTGAAGACAATGTTATTAGTGCCACAGGCGGCGGAGGAACTGGTTCAGATATCGAATGGAATCAGATGCAAACTGAAGGAATTAAGATAGCAGAAATAACTATTGACGATAATACAACAGAAGTATTTGCACCTGACGGAGTTAAAGATTATTTAGATTTGGATAATAAACCTACTATTAATAATGTAGAGTTAAGCGGAAATAAAACCGCATCAGACTTAGGACTAGCATCAGCTCAGAGTGTTACGGATGTAAATTCAAGAATAGACGAGTACGAGCAGAGTGGGTATTTGCCAAAGAATTTGTTTGTTAAGGAAAAAGTAGTAAACGGATATTACTACAATTCAAGTGGTGCGTTATCTGCTCAGAGTGGTTGGGGATATGAAAATATACCAATTAATGGTGGAAACAGTTACACCATATCAAACAAAGGCTCAATTTCATCTAATGTTCAAAATGTTTGGTTAGATTCAAATGGTGATTTTATTTCAATAGCATCAAGCAGAGGTGTTGCAAGTCCATATACAGTTGAAGCACCAAATAATGCAAAATATCTTGGTGTATCACTTATTGTAAATAGTGCACTTGCTACATATGAATTAGATATATTCCAAGTTGAAAAAGGCACAGAAGCAACACCATACACACCATATGCAAAGCCAAACACAGAATTGACAGAGATTGTTGAGGATGCAATTGAGGGTGGATATATTGATTTAAATTTAAATGTAAATGGAATAAGCCACAAGAATATATCTGCAAATGGTGAATCATATACAGCTTCTAACAACTATTTTTCATTAGGAAATCCTATCAGCATAAAAGGTGGAAACACTATAACAATTTCATCTGATGTAAGTGGTTCAAGTGAAATTCAAACATATGTAGGCTTATGGGATAAAAACGGAAATTGGATAGCAAGAAGTCAGATTCAAAACCTAGTTAATGGAAAAGTTACATACACACTACCTGATAATGTAGGAAAATTGTATGTGTTCTTTTATAATGCGTCAACTAATATAAATGGAACATATATCAAAATTGAATATGGTTCATCTGCAACACCACATATTCCAAGCAACACAGAATTGCAGAGTGAGATTGATGAGATAAACACAGTTACAGTATTGACACCAACAGTCGGTAGTGCAGTTTCTGCACGAAATGTTTTGAGATTGTCGGTATTACCACATATAGCATCATTACAATTCACAGGAACAATCAACGCATCTGCAAATACATGGGTTAATATTTTGACATTTGACGCAAAATATGCTCCAAAGGTAACGATTTCTGCGTTGGCTATTCAAAGACAAGACATGAGCAATCCTTTGTTGGTTGAATTAAGAGAAAACGGAGCAATGATGATTCAATCGCCAAATGAATTGACTAATAGAGACATTAGATTTGCATATACATGGCTATTTTAAGAAAGAGAGGAATGATAAATGAAAACTTATTTTGTTACATTCAGACTTTACAACGGAGACAACAAAGGTTGGGCATTTAAAGAAGAAAAATTCGATGATGAGTCAGTCGCAATGCATAAGTATGGCAATTTAATTGAGACATACTATAAGAAGAATCCTTTTACATTTGGTTACATTGTAGTCGAAGATGAAAGCGGAAACAGATATGCTCAGATTGGATGGGGTACTATTCCATCTGTTGAGCCAACAGAAGAATAACAACTAAATATCATTGCCACTCATCTGATGGTGGGTGGCATTCTGAAAGGATTAGAGAATGAGCGAAGCTATTATATGTGGATTAATTGCTGGAGTAGTCAGCGTTACAGTTGCATTAATACAAAATGGCAGCACAAGAAAGTTGATTGAGTACCAAATAACAGAGTTAAAAAAAGAAGTTGAAAAACACAACGATGTTATTAAAAGAACTTATGAACTTGAAAAGAAAGCAGATGTTTTGACAGAAAAAGTTGCAGTTGCCAACCATCGCATTGAGGACTTAGAAAAGAAGGTTCAGTAATGAAAAGATATATGCGTAAAAGAGGATTCACAGATAGGCTTTATTTGACTAATTTCTGTATCACTTGGATATTTGTTGCACTATGCTTCATAGCAACGCTATTTAGTGGCAAATTAGAGATTACAGACCTATCTGTATTGAGTTCAGCTATTACTTGTGCTTTCGGTGAGTTGGCAATTCACACAGGCTTTATTGTATGGAAGGCCAAAGTAGAAAACATAGAAAAACACAAGATGGATATGGATATTTATAACATTAACTAGGAGGTAGACAAATGATAGATAATTGGTTTATTGCCTTTTCAATGTTGGCAGTTTTGGTAGTTATTATTGCTTGCATTATTAACTGGATGAAGCTTCCAACAGACCAAAAGATTGAGGATGTGAAAGAATGGCTTAAATGGGCCGTAACAGAATCCGAGAAAAAGCTACACTCAGGAACAGGCCAGCTTAAACTTAGAATGGTTTATGATATGTTTATTGTTAAATTTCCTGAGCTTCAAAAGTATGTATCATTTGATATGTTTGAAGTATGGGTTGATGATTCATTAAATTGGCTGAATAAACAATTAGAGTCTAACCAGGCTGTTAAGGATTATGTCTATGGAGAAAATAATTAATATATTTTTAATAGTATTAGCAATCTTATTTGCGTTTGGAATCTGTTTTGGTTCCATCGCAATTGAGATAGCGCATGCAATTATGGAGGCAATAAATGAGGATAGGACACGCAAGCATTAGCGAAAATGGCAACTCAGGACGTGATGGGAAAGCGCAAGCAGGAGATCAAACAGGAAAAGAAGTTTGTATTAGAAATTTCTACAAAAAGCCTTGGAAATATCTATTAAGATGCAAAGATGCTAATAAAGCTGAAATTATGGCAAAAGCATGTGAAGCTATTTGCAATAATCCTAAAGTTGGTTACGATCAGCTTCAAAGAAATTCATTAAACACAATTCTGAAGCAAGTAAACTATGATTACACTAAAATAGAATATCCTTGCGAAACAGATTGTAGTGCCTTAATGGCAGTTTGCTGCCAATGCGCGAATATAAATATTCCATACACCAATGGAAATGCTCCAACAACGTCAACGATGGTTAAAGTATTCCAAAAAACAGGAATGTTCGATGTATTGACAGAAGGAATTAATGAGGAATACAATTTGAAACGAGGGGATATTTTAGTCGGTCCACCAACTACACATACTGTTATGGTTCTTGACGATGGAGTTTCACTTATAGTGAATAAACGCAGAACATTGAAAAGAGGCATGAGCGGATCAGATGTGTTATTAATGCAGCAAATTCTTCAAAAAGAAGGTTATAACGTTGGCAAGTACGGATGTGATGGAATCATGGGCGACGATACATGCAAGGCGTTAAGAATTTTTCAGAATGAAAAAGGCCTTATAGTAGATGCTATTTGTGGACCTAAAACATGGATGATGTTAGAAAAATACAATTAAATATGGGGAAGGAAGTGAAAGGGAATGGCAAGGGAAGTATTATGGACAGATAAGCTTACAGAATCTTTTATTAAAAAGGGCGCGTTATCAGAAGATCAGGCGTATATTATGCGCAGTAGAGCGAGAGGTTACACAGTTCAACAGCAAAGCGATCATTTGCATAAATCGCCTGCAACAATAGGACGTATGATTGCAGAAATAAAGAAACGTTACGATGCTGTTCAAAAAGAATATCCTGACGAGTTTCCACCGAGAAGAAATTCAAAAGTGGAAAACTATATGGATAATAATTGATAGTTTTATGATAGAAAAGTTAGAGTTAGTTGATATGCTAACTCTTTTTTCTTGTGTAAAAATAAATCATAAACATATTCCAGGAGGTATATTATGAAAGTTATTACAGAATTAATTGATAATATGGAGCAAGAACTGTATCTTGCAAAACTTTATGCGCAAAACTTCCTTATTTATAATGCAGAAGGAAATAGAGAGTTGGCAAGACGATTTAAAATAATGTCAAATGAATCTATTAGACATGCTGACGTAATACATGAAGTTACGATAAAAAACATTCAAACATTAAGCGAGTCCTACACGCCACCTGAAGAAATGTTGCAGATTTGGAATAAAAAGCATAATATGTATGAAGACATTGTAAATTGGATCAAACAAATTATTAAATAAAATTCGTGTCATATTTGTGTCATATATTTTATTTTTTATAGCATTTCAGTGTCATATATGAAAATATAAAATCATATACAACACTGTAAAATACTAATATTCTGAAAAAATGGCCTATTTACTGGTTTTATCGCTATTTATTAAATTCAGGTTCAAGTCCCACTACCTGCACTGGAAAATAGCGGTTTTCAAGGATTTGTGTCATATATCGTGGCATATATATTGAAAATCGCTTTATTTTTTGTCATTAAAAATGTCTGAAAATGCATTATTTATACGATTAGAATATTCTTTATGCTGATCGTCTAATGCGTGTCTATATATATTTTCTAATGTGGCAGCGTTGGCCCATCCACCATCACGCTGAATATGTGCAGTAGGAATATTTAATTCAGAATGTCTGTAAGAAGCGCCCCAGTGTCTAAGTCCATGAAATACCATGCCATTAATTCCTAATCGAACAACAACTCTATGAAACGCGTCTGATATTGCTGCTGGTGTCATATTCGTGACATATCCTTTTTCTTTTATAATATCTATTATAAATTGCGGAGCTTGGATATATCTATCAGAGCTTACGGTTTTTGTAGTCTTTGAAACGTATTCATTGTTTTTATTTTTAACAGCAGCAGAATGAATATGAATTATATCTTTCTCAATATCTTCCAGGCTAAGACCACATATCTCTGAACGACGCATCATGCAGAATGATCCAAGCAATACAGGTATTTCTAACTCTGTTCCTTTTACGTCGTCTAATATGGCTTTAAATTCTGCCTTATTTGGGATTTTGTATATGTTCTTGACTTGTTGTGGGAGTTTAATCTTAAAATGGCTAGAATCGCCTAATACAGAGCTTATAAAGGCATTATAATTCTTACACGTCTTTGGCGTTTTAGTTTCTGCCATATCATTAATTAATTCTTGAACATCATCCTTAGTTATTTCTTTTTTCTTACAAAATCTTGGATATTTTTCTAATAAAACCTTTTCCATACATTTATACGCACGCAAGGTAGAAGGAGACAATACATTGTCTTTGCTATCCAGGTAATGTTCCATTAGTTCCTGAAATGTATATAATTCTTTTTTAGGATCGTACTTATACATAGAAGCCATTCTTTCAGCTTCCTTTTTAGTTGGAGCGGTAAAAGATTTATAATGGGGCTTATTTTGTTCGTCTCTGTAATCAAATATTCTTACTCTGTAACTTCCTGACGGTAATTTTTTAGCAGTTGCCATTATTCATCACCTTCTTCCAATAGCATATCAATCATTTTTCTTGTTTTACGATCTGCCATAAGATATTTTTGATAGAAACGTTTTGCTTCATCAATATATTGTTGCTGGGGATCAGGGTTTACAGGTGTAGCAACTTGCGGACCATCAAATCCCATTAACCAAAGAGGATCGCATTCAAATATTTCTGACATTTTCTTAATTACAGGCCTTTTAATATTTTCTACAATGCCTTTTTCGTACTTATTTATAGCAGAAGCTTTTACGCCAAGCATGTTTCCAAGTTCTTCCATTGTTAAATTTTTTTCTAATCTTTTTGTTCTTATTCTATTACCCATTTCATTCATTTGCTTCACCATCCTTTATATTAATGAATTTTAAGTCATTTACGACAATAAGTAAACCTTTTAAGACAAAAATAAAAAAAATTGTATAAATATGTCTTGACAAGACACAATATATTGTATATGATTGAGTTGTCTCAAAAAGACAAACTAAAGAAAGGAGCAGAAACAATGAACAGCAAAGAACTTAAAGTTGAAATGATGCGACATAATGAGAATGGCGAAGATCTTGCCAAGGTACTTGGAATCTCAAGACAGACTCTTTCAAATAAGATGAATGAAACAAACAATGCTGTATTTACTCAGAGAGAAATAGCAGCGATTATAAATCATTATTCATTAGCATGCGAAAGAGCGTTTGAGATTTTTTTTGCGCTTAAAATGTCTTAAAAAGACAAAATGGAGGAAATCATGGCAACAGTAGAAGACTTCAAGAATTATTTAAAAAGGCAGCTTAGTTACAGAGGCAACGTAATAAGCAAATTAAACCTTAGCAAATCAACATATTACAGACATTTGAAAAATCCTGAAGACATAACACTTGGAGAATTAAGAATGATGGTTGTAATAGGAGAATTGGATGAACAGAAAGTAATGGATTTTATTTATAGACGATAGGAGGAAAGTCAATGTTTGAACTAAAAATTAAGCAAAAGAATAAAGGCAACAATTACACAGAAGATCATTTTTATTATTCAGAAGATCTAAAAAAATTATTTGATTTAATTCAGTTGTCAATTGAATTATCTGACGAAGAAATTAGTTACGTAATTAGGGAAATTGAAGAAGGGCAGGACGAAGACGATGAAGAATAGCATTTTTGGAACAATGATGATTTTATCAGTCGCAATTATTGGTGGTGGAATTGATATAGGCAGCAAGTTTCAGACAATAGCTGGATTGGTAATGTTCTTATTTTTTGCAGGAGGTGTAATAGCTGATGGTGTGGTTGAAGACATTAAGAACTATAACAAGAGTTCTTACAATCACAATGTTAATGATTATCCTTGTTTTTTCAGAAAGTAGGGCCGAGGAAATGTATTCTAAGGGACATGCAACAGCTTATTGTTTGAAAGGAAAAACAGCAAGCGGAATTGAAACGTGTGACGGTATTTGTGCCATGAATAAGCAAGTCGTTAAAGAACAGAATTTGATGGGTAAATCAGTCACGTTATACAAACGACTTCCTGACGGAACAATAGGTGAAGAAATCGGTACTTATATTATAGCTGATACAGGTTGTTCAAAAAATGTAATTGATGTTTGGCGTCCTGATTTAGAGAGTTGTCAAAAGTTTATGAACTTGGTATATGAAGACAATTGCCAAGGAAAGATTTTCTACAAAATTTTAAAGGAGGAATACGATGAACGAGGTTTCAGACAGAGCATTAAATGAGTTCTACCCTGATCCACAGCAAAGGGAACCAATTCCAGTATGGATATGCGCTGAATGCGGAAAAGGCATTTTTGAAGGCGTTGACTACTATGAAGTTTATGGCGACCAATTTTGCGAGGAATGCGGAGAGGATTTATTTAAAAGAATAGCAGAAAGAGATTAAAAATAGGAGGATTAAATGGCTAAAGTAATTGGAATCATGGGCGAGAGTGGCGCAGGAAAAACCACTAGTATAAGGAAATTAAATCCTAAAACAACTTTCTATATTGATTGTGATAAGAAAGGACTTAATTGGAAAGGATGGAAAAGCCAGTATGCAACAGAGTTGGGGAACTATGTAAGAACTGACAATCCATCCACAGTGTTACAGTGTCTTGAACATCTTAATAATGATGAAAAATTCAAAAATATTGAGACAGTTATAGTGGACACTATTAACGGAATAATGGTAGCAGAAGAAATGCGCAATATCAAGCAGACAGGTTATGGAAAATGGACGGATCTTGCAAGCTACATTTACAACATTGCAGATTATGCGTTAACGATGCGTGAAAACATTACTGTTATTTTAATCGCGCATTCTGAAACAATTTCAGACGACAACGGACAAGTATTTACAAGAATCCGTACCAATGGACGTAAGCTTGACAAGATTGTTCTTGAAAGCAAATTAACAACAGTTTTACTAGCAGATATTGTTGACGGAAATCACGTATTCCATACACACGCTGACAGATCAACAGTTAAAACGCCTTTAGGATCTTTTGAATCTGACATTATTGAGAATGATATTTCATTAGTTCTGAAAGCATTGGAGGAATACTAAAATGACATTTTTTCAAGTAAGCGACCATAAATATATAAATAGCAATCAAATTGCAATTATTGATTTTATACCAAGTAAAAATAGTTACTTAATCACCAAAACTAACGGTGAAGTAATAAAAGCTGATGTTTTTATAACAACAACAGCACACGCAATTACAGATGAAAAGGAGATATGAACAGATGAAACAGTTTAACGGATTAGCAGAAGCACAGGAAGCAGCGAAGGCGGGCGGAATGAAGTTGCCAGCAGGAGCTTATGTATGCAGAATTTTGGGAGTTAAATTCCAGGAAGGTGTAAACGGAAATTCTGACGCAATTGTTATTCAATTTGATATTGAAGAAGGTGAGTATAAAGGATTTTTTAAGAGTCAGTACGAGACAAGCACCCAGGAAGATAAGAAGTACAAAGGTAAAACTTCTATATATTGTCCTAAAGATGATGGAACAGAAAAAGATGGATGGACAAAGAAATCATTTGGAGGATGGATAAACGCGCTTGAAGCTTCTAACACTGGTTACAAGTGGGATTGGGACGAGAATAAATGGAAGAATAAGGTCCTTGGAATTGTATTCGGTGAAACAGGAACAGCTATTGATGGAAAAGCAATCATATATACAGAAGCAAGATTTGGATGCGATGCTCAGTCAGTAAGAGACGGAAAAGCTCCAGTTGCTAAGTTCAAGGAAAAGGAAGGATATAGAGACGCAGTTGCAGCAGCTACACAATCTAAAGGCACAGACTTTATGAATGTTACAGCGTCAATCGAAGAAGAACTTCCTTGGGATTAAATTATGAATCCAGTAGAAATAGAGAATTGTCTTGATACAATGATCGTTTTGGTTGATACACGTGAACAGCCTTCAGAAAGGTCCGCTCAAAGGTTAAATTCTTTGGGCGTGCCTTATAGAAGACAAACATTAAGCTATGGCGATTATACATACGATTTTGTACTGCCAAATGGCAAAGAGTTGTTTGGGCCTGAAGAAACAGCAAACGGACATGTCGTTATTGAAAGAAAAATGAATTTAGAAGAATTAAGCGGTTGTTTTTGTCAATCAAGAGCAAGATTTAAGAAAGAATTTGAAAAAGCAATAAACAATAAAGCTTCTACTTATTTATTAATTGAAGACGGAAACTGGGAAAAGCTAATGCATGGAAGATATAAAACCAAGTTTAATTCAAAAGCTTTTCTTGGTTCTGTTACAGCATGGATGGCCAGGTATAACACGCACATTATTTTTTGTCAACATGAAATTAGCGGACAATTAATCAAGGAAATTCTATACAGAGAGCTTAAAGAAAGATTAGAGAACGGATTTTATGGCTGAATATGGATGGATTCTTTTAAATAGGGGAATTGTTGAAAACTGGGTATACAAAGATAAACCATTTGATAGATGCCATGCATGGATTGATCTGCTATTACTTGCGGAACATACCACTAAAAAGAAAATGTGGAGAGGATCGCTGGTTGATTTTAAACGTGGAGACGTTTGTTTAAGCATTGAAAAATTATCAATCAGATGGGGATGGTCGCGTGGAAAAGTTGCACGTTTTTTGAACAGTCTTGAAGTAGACGGAATGATACATCAAAACGTACATCGGAATAGGACCACTATAACCATAGTAAATTACAGCAAATTCCAAGACGTGCGAACATCAAAACGGACATCGGATAAGACATCAAATGATACATCGAAACAGACATCAAATGATACATCGAATAGCAAATACCTTAAAGAAAGTATAAAGAATGATAAAGAAGTAAAAGAAAGCGCAAGCGCACATTTGGATTTTGAAGATGATTACGTTTCAGAAGAAGAATGGCAAAGAAGATTAGCGGAACAGGATGACGACTGGTAATGGCAATATATGAATTTCAAAAAGAAGATGCATACAGATTTGCCGATAGTCAAATGATTCAGACTAAAACGAAAGGCAATGAATTAGAATTTAGATTTTGTCCATATTGTAAAGGCGGAAAAAGTAGAGATAAAGGAACATTTTCTATAAACCTTAGCACAGGACAATGCGAGTGCAAAAGAGGTTCGTGTGGTCGTAAAGGCAACATGATTACATTGAGCCAGGATTTTGGATTTGAATTATCAGAGGAAGTAAGTAGATATTACAACCTTAATAATTACAATGACAGATTCAAGAGATTTGCAGACGCGCACAAGATACACACAAGTAAACCAGCAGCTATTGAATATATGAAAAGCAGAGGGATATCTGAGAAGGTCTGTTTGAAATATGAAATAACTGCTATGCCTGACAAAGAAAATATTATTATCTTTCCTTTTAAAAATGAGGAAGGAGAAATGAAATTTGTTAAGTACAGAGACAGCCTACACACTAAAGAAAGCAAAACTAGCAAAGAATGGTGCGAAGCAAACTGCATGCCGATCCTGTTCGGTATGAATCATTGCGAAGATTTCACTACTTTAGTAATGACAGAGGGACAGATTGATAGTTTGACATTAGCAGAATGTGGAGTAAAAAACGCTGTTTCTGTACCAACAGGCAAAAATGGTTTTACCTGGATTCCACATTGCTGGAATTGGGTAAATCAATTTGAGGAGATTGTTGTTTTTGGTGATTGCGAAAATGGACAAATAAGTTTAGCGGACGCTATAAGCAGCAGATTTCCAAAGAAAACAAGAATAGCAAGAGTTGAAGATTACAAAGGCTATAAAGACGCAAACGACTTATACAGAGCTGAAGGCAAACAAGCAATATGGAATGTAATTAATAATGCAAAGGTTGTTGTATCACATAGGATCCGAGGCATGGAAACAGTTGAAGCAATAGACGTTGAAAAGGTCCATGCGATAAGCACAACTATTCCAAGGTTAGACAGAATACTTACAAATGGAATACATGACGGAGAAGTTGTTCTTCTAACTGGTAAGCGTGGCAATGGTAAGTCTACATTTGCTAGTCAATTAACAGTAGACGCTTTAAACCAAAATGCAACAGCAATGATTTATTCAGGAGAGCTTCCAAACTTTTTTGTTAAGAACTGGATTGATAGACAAGTGGCAGGCAGAAGAGATCTTACTAATTCTGATATTAGAAAATGTAACGAGTGGTATGGTGGAAAGTTTTTTATTTATGACAATACAGTTGTTGAAGATGAACAGTCCTTTTTATTGGACACTATTGAAGAAGCCATACAACAGATGGATGTTAAATTTATTGTACTGGATAACTTAATGACAGCATTAGACGACTGCCAAAACAATGAAACGCTATATAGAGCACAATCTAATTTTGTTGGTAGATGCTCAAAAATGGCCAAGGCTTATAAAGTGGCATTTATTTTAGTAGCGCATCCAAGAAAAACAAATCTTGCTTTTCAGAATGACGACGTTTCAGGATCAGCAGACATAACTAATAAAGTGGATATTGTTATGAGTTATGACAAACCTGAAGACGCTCAGGACGAATCAGAAAGAATATTAAAGGTTACAAAGAATCGACTTACTGGAAAGCTTGGGGAGGTAAAACTTTACTATTCAGAAGAATCAAAAAGAATTGTCGGAGAAGACAAAAATTTTAATAAAGATTATTTCAAGGAAACTCAATTTGAACCAGCAGATCAATACGAGATTCCATTTGATTAGGGGTAAAAAATGGCAAGAGGATTTAATGCAGTAAAAAGAACGTCAGAGACATTAATGCAGCGCGATATGAAACAAACTGATTATGAAAATTTGCAACGTTTATATGCTTACGACAATGAACGAACATTAAGAGCAAAAATATGTATGCAAAGACCAACTTATCATTGCAGGGAGGCTTTTGAAATATGGAAGAAGAAAAGAAAAGATATTACAGAATTATAAATATTACATGGGAATTTATGAAAAACCATTTAGCAGAAAGTAAGACAGAAGATTTTTGGACCAAGTGCGTTGACGATTTAAAAGAATTAATTCAAAACGCAGCTTCAGAAGACATGGAAATTCTAACAAAAATGATTAACGCTTTTTTAGGCGACATGCAGGACGGTGGAAGAAATGGCAAAGCATAATTATTATTGCAAAAATTGTGATGATCCAAATGCATGCCTACACTGCAAATTTGGAGATTGCATTGACGGAACGCCTTACAGATCTATTTATGATAACGAGCTGGATGATTTAGTTCCTGAAATAATAGCAAATGAAATTTCTAAGGATGCTAGAGGTTATACAAAAGCTAAAAGTAATACATTTGAGGCTTATTACAATCAAATGTTAAACGGAACCACTAACAAAGAAAAGAAAACCGCTAAAGGCAATACTTACAATAATCGCAAATTTGCAAGAATAAGCAGAATTGGTAAAGCAAGAATTGCTGGAAGAGCAAAGTTAGGAGATTTAGAGATTGATGTGTATTACAACACTTACAAAGGAATTACAAGTTACTGGTATTACTTCAACCAAATCTATGGAGAGTTACAAGCAGACAAAATTAAGTGGATTAGAAAAGACTTGCAAACAGGATGACGATGGTTTTGAAGAAATACTTAGTAAGAAAATGGAAGAATATCCGTTAGGGTACAATCCGTATCAGGAATAGTTAGCAACCCAGCATAGTTGTAACTTTATTAACAATGATTTTTGAGAAGAAAGGAAAAACACACAATGAATAATTTAATAGCAAACAATATGTTGTAATTTGCTATGCTGGGTTATTTAAAGGAGAATTATGTTAGATTTTGGTTTTTATAATATGGATTGCATGCAAGGAATGAAGCAGTTTCCTGATAAGTTTTTTGATTTGGCAATTGTTGACCCACCATATGGAATAGATATTGGGAATATGGCATATACAAATGGTGTTGTTAATACAGGTGGAAAATCTAAGGCTAAAAGAAAAGATTATAGTGGTCATTCAGAATGGGATATTAAGCCGCCAACACAAGAATATTTTGATGAGTTATTCAGAGTTTCTAAAGATCAGATTATATGGGGCGGTAATTATTTTGCTGATAAATTACCAGTAACAAAAAGCTGGATTGTTTGGGATAAACGTTGTGATGAAAAGATGAGCAATGATTTTGCGGATTGTGAATTAGCATGGTGTTCAAAAGGTGTTGCAAGGGTATACAGATATTTATATAACGGTATGCTGCAAGGCAATATGAAAACAAAAGAAAATAGATTTCATCCAACACAGAAGCCAGTTTGTTTGTATGAATGGTTATTAAGCAAATATGCAAAGCCTGGTTTTAAGATTTTAGATACGCATGTTGGATCAGCAAGCAGCTTAATTGCATGTCACAGAAAACATTTTGATTTTGTTGGTTTTGAATTAGATAAAGATTACTACACAAAAGCAAAAGAACGTTTGGAAGCAGAACAAGCGCAGATTGATATTTTTGATGCGTTTGGCTGGAATCCATACCAGGAATAGGAGAAAAACAATGGAAGATAGAAATTGTAATGAATGCGTATGCAGTACACGTGATGGTTTTTGCAGAAGGTTTGAATGCGCTGGAACAGTTACAGTTGAAGATATTAAGGCTGAAGCAATAAAAGAATATCACGATAAATTAAGCAAAGAAATGCACGATTTATGGAGATTCTACAAGGCAGATACGAACAATAGACCAAAACCTGATTTTATGTGTGCTTATAGTATGGTTGATTTGATAGCAGAACAATTAAAGGAGCAGAAGAATGATAGAAAACATAGGAGCATATAGTCAAGTTGACTATGACAGAGGTTATCAGCAAGGCAGAGCAGACAGATATCAAGAAATCATATCAGAGTATATGTTGCTGACAGAAAAGCAAGTGGCAGAGATAAGAGCAGATGCGATTGATGATGCAATATGTGAGATTCAAGAAGCAGAAATGATGGAAGCAGAGAAACTTATTGTTATCAGCATTTTGGAACAGTTAAAGGAGCAGAACAATGAGTGATTTATGGTCGCATTCACACGAATGGGATAATGGATATGCAAAAGGGCATAAAGATGGTTGTCAGCAAGGCAGAGCAGATGTATTGCGTGAGCATAGGGAACAATGTCAAGGCAAATGCTTTAAGTGTGAAGTATCAGTACCATTTGTTAATTCAGATGGGGAAGAAGTTATATTGCCTTACTCATACTCTTATAAGACCGATTGCGAAGATAACAGATACATCAATGCAAAAGAAGTTTTAAGTCTTATTAACAGAGCAAGAGCAGATGCGATAAATAATTTTGTAATTAATGCAATAACAGAATTTCAAAATTTTGATAAAGAACATGGATATCCAACACTAGGAGATATAAGTGTTATTTTGAGTGATGTGGCAGAACAGTTAAAGGAGCAGAACAAATGATACACGCTTGTTTTGGAGTAAGTGAAAATTGTATAAACCATTATTCGTATGGTGAAATATGCGTACATTGTGGTTGTTGCGAAGATATAGAGCCAAACAAAGAAAAGAGGCTTAATAATCAGTTGGACTATTACAAAGACTGTATAGAAGAAAATAATAATTTTTCTAATTGGGATGAAGACAAAAAGTGGAGAAAAGTACAAGAAGAAAATATTAAAGAAAATAATATCTATTATGCGAAAGAAATCGAGAAAATAACGAAGGAGTTGGAACAGTTAAAGGAGCAGAAGAAATGATTGAATACAAAGGTTATATTATAGAGCACGAATTTGGTTTTGGTGGTGATAAATATTATATTTATGAACCTAAACATTGGAACTTAATAAACACGTTTCAAAACCATGCTTTATGTGATGTTAAGAAATACATTGATAAAAAAATAAAGGAGCAGAAATGACAGATTTTACATTGCGTGAATACACAAAAGAAGAACGAGAAGCCGATATGCGAAAAGAATTAGCAGAAACAAGTTTATATAATTGCGTAAAATTGAGATGCGACTTGATAAATGATGAGTGTATAAATCAGCAAATGAAATATCTTCCACATAGAACTATTCAAGAACTGATGTGTGAGATATTAGAACTCATTGAAATGTGTAAATATTAAAATTTTAAGGAGAAGAACAATGGCTAGACCAACACAGAGAGAATTAGATTTGGGATATTGCGAAGAAGCACAGACATACTGTTCGGTTGCAGAAGAGAGATATCAGCAAGGCAGAGCAGATGCCATTGATGAATTAAAAAGCAAAAAAGATGAAATCATTAAATGGATGATAAAAAGAGATAAGGAAGGATATGGTACTACTAATGGCGAGTTATTAGACCATATTTTTGAATTAGCAGACATGATCGGAGGCGACGGTAAATGATAAACGAGCTATTGAATTACTTATATTCAATGTATGTATCAGTAATAATCCTATTAATACTTGAAACAATAATTCTAATTAATTTGGTTCTTATATATAGAAAGGTTAGAAATATCAAAAGATGAAGAAAACAATTTGCAATCAATGCATAAGTTGCATAAATGGTTATTGTATAGAGAAAAACAAAAGTATTAAAGAAGTAAAAGAATGTAATGAGTTCATTAATAAAGAAACAGCAGATTTTTTATGTGATTTAATGTGCAGCAATTGTGAGGAATAAGATGCGAAAAAAGAAAAACTACACAAAGGAGAAGTTGGCCAGGTTTTATTCCTGGGAAGATTATGGAATTGATAAAGATAGATTAAATGTTCTTAAAGAATATTGTAAAGACGAACAATACAAAGAACAAGTTATTTCAGCGGCATATCTTGCGGAACCATATATTGCAAAATGGATTATAAAATCTGTTTGTACTGGTAAAACTTATGAAGGCATAGAGTTTGACAGAAAGCTTGGCAGAATACCTTGTGGTAGAACAGATTTTTACGGATATCGCAGAAGGTTTTATGAAATATTTAATTCAGAAATAATCAAGATGAAAAATGGTACAAATTCAAAAGAGTAAAAATATAAAATTAGAGGTGAGCAATGAATATTACAAATATTGATCCATACAAATTAATACCATATAAAAATAATCCAAGAAAAAATGATGATGCAGTTCCATTTGTTAAAGAAAGCATTGTTAGATTTGGTTTTAAAGTACCAATGGTTATAGATTCTAACAATGTTGTTGTATGCGGACATACACGTCTTAAAGCGGCCTTAGAACTAGGTTTAAAAGAAGTGCCTTGTGTTATAGCAGACGACTTATCAGAAGACGAAATAAAGGCATTTAGGCTTGCTGACAATATGGTCGCTGAACAAGCTGACTGGGATTATGAATTATTAGATCTTGAAATCGAAGATATAACTGATATTGATATGGAAGATTTTGGTTTTGACATTGTTACAGATGAAGAAATCGAACACGAACATTTGCTTAACAAAGCTCAAACAGTTGACCGAGTTACCAACCTACACAATTTAGGGATCGCAAAATTTGAAGGCGAAGGCAAATATGATATTCCAATTTTAAATCCAGTTTATGAAATGCCTGAAGTAACAGAATGGATTGGATTTAATTACGTATTATCAGACGAAAATCCTGAAGGCAAAGGCGTACATTTTTTTATTGACGATTATCAATTTGAAAGAGTATGGAATGATCCAGGTAAATACATTGAGAAATTAAGTCAATACAAAGCAGTTTTAACGCCTGATTTTTCACCTTATGCGGATATGCCGCTTGCTATTCAAATTTACAATCATTACAGAAAACATTGGATAGGAAGATTATGGCAAGAAAATGGAGTTACCGTAATACCGACTATTAGAGCTAGTTTAGACGAGCGATCACTTGAATGGTATTTAGATGGAGAACCGCATGAAGGGGTTGTGGCAATATCGGCTGTATGGACAAGCACAAAAGAAGGCAAAGATTATTTTTTAAATAAAGAATATAAAAATATGGTCGAAATATTAAATCCTAAAAAAATACTTGTTTATGGAGGAAATAAAGAAGACCTGAATTTGCAAGAAAATATAGATTATATAGATACATTTTCAAGAAAGAGGTTTAACTAATGGCAAAAGGTAACACAGGAGGCAGAAGCGGAAATATTGGCGCTATTCCTAATCCAGTTAATGCGGCTGTTCCACCACCACCAGCGGGCGGCGCGGCAGCTTGGCAGTTTGTAAACGGTATACCAGTTCCACCAACAATTAATACACCAAGTGCCTCAAGTAATTCTGACTGGGCGGATATGACAGACACAGGCGCCGCTTTATTAAGAAGACAGATGGGGCAGACTGGTGATGAAGCTGGTTTAGCGAGAGCTTATAGAGGCGATCCAAGGACAACCTACATCCAAACTTCAAAATCTTATTTAGTAAACAATGCTTTAAATTCTGATATGACAAGCATAGTAAATGGATATTTACCTGACACAGCAAAGCATTGGCTGAGAACGGGATATACAATAAACGATGCAAGATCAACAATTCAAAGTATTGATAAAGGAATGAAACCGTTAACGCAAGACGTAAAGCTTGTAAGATATGCTGGAGAAGGTGACGGAGGAAAATACGCAATAGAGGCAATTACAGGAAAGGCTGGGCTTGGAATTGCGGATCTTAAAAAAATGTCACCTAAAAAATTAAATGATATGTTTGCGGGAAAATCCAGTGACGTTAAAGCTTATTCATCTATGAGTTGGAGAATGGATAAAACAGCAGCGAGGGATAGACAGTATATGAGTTTACCAGTAAAATATGAGTATAGTGTTCAGGCTGGTACACATGCAGTTGTTACCAATAATATAGGTGAGCATGAAGTAGTAGTCGGCAGGGGTTATACGCATTATTGCACAGGAGCAAGAATGGAAGGGAATCAGCTTGTATTAAGCTTTTCTATTGCTAAAGATAAAAGACCAGCATATTACAAAGTATAGGAGGACCAATAATGGCAGCAACAAAGAAAACAACAAAGAAAGCAACAAAAACAACAACAGCTTCAAAAAAAAGTAGTTACAAAGATGGTTATAAATCAATTCACGACGCGCCATTATTTGTAAAAGGAAGCTTTTATGACGCAAGAAAAAAAGGATAAATTAAATGGCAAAAGGTAATACAGGTGGAAAATTAGCAAGCAGTACAACAATTAGCAGTACAGCGACAATACCAAATGCAACAACGGTTGCAGCAAATGCAACAAACGCAGCTAATTCAACAGTCAGCAATGCTACACCAGCGCCAGGATCAGGAATTGCAAATTTTATGAACATGACTGATCAGCAAAAAGCAGACGCGATAAGCCAGGCGCTTAAAACTAAAAGTTTTAAAATTAATGGAGACGACGCGCCTGACACAACATTTCAGAAGTTAGCGCACAATTTAGGCATTGATGGCCTGCCGAATTTAGTAACAGACACAGATCTTGATAAAGTAAAAGGCGCAGACATTTTCAGAGCGTTTAGTTCATCCACTCAGGACGGTGCCGACGCAATTACAGCTAATGTTATGATGGATAATGAAACATTTTATTCAGACACAGGCGGAAGCGCATACGGACGTGGAATATATTTCATGGGTGAATCAAAAAATTCTAATGAAAGTTTTGTCTTATCTAAAGACGTAAGAATTTATGGAAGCGGATCACACTCAAATATTATTAGAGCAAAACTAAACGATAATGCTAAAACAATATCAATTGACAATGTTGATACATTATTAAGGAAAGAAATTAATAGCGGAAGTGCGTTAGGTAAAAAGCTTAATACGCTTGACAGAGCTGACGGTCGTTCTATTATGGCAATATCTAAAGGCTATAATGTTATAACAGACAGCTCAGGATTTAGTACAGGCGTAACAGTTGTATTGGACAGAAGTGCTATAAGCATGTCGTACACATACCACAGAGTAACAGCAAACGACAGAAGCAAAGCAAACAGTGGAAGTTTAAAATGGAAGGATATGGAAAAATAATATGCCAGTAATGACGAAAGAAAATAGACCAAAAACAATTCCTAAAGGATCAGTCGCAGCAATGAATAAAGCCCAGGCCCAGGCAATGCAGAAGGCAATGGGAACAAAGAAAAAAGTTAAAAAGAAATAACCTTTAAAAGGGATCGCAATAGCGGTCCTTTTTTTTATTGCAAAAAAATATAAAAAGACTATTGACAAAAGTACGTCAATGACGTATAGTAAGGACAAGCAAAGAAAATAGGAGGTGAAAAAAAATGATGAAACATGAATTTGAACAAATTGCAGGATATGAAGTTAGCTTGGATGATTACAACAACATTATTGAGCCAATGTATATAGCGGCAGACATTGATAAATCTGAGTTTGTAAAACTTCTAAGCAAAGAAAGATTTGAAGTAAAAAGCAGTAAATCACAGGAAAGGAAAGATTTTGAAAACGAGATTTACAGCAAGATCAACAGTTATAAAAGTGAAATATTATTTTTTCAGAATCTGATTAAAAGCAAAAGATGTTTACTTGATTTGGAAGACGATGAAGAGTGGATTAAAGTTTGGAAGTCAGATATCAGAAATTACAAAGATAATATAAAGCTTTTAAAAAGGCAAATTGCAGAACTTAAATGGGTACTTGGTTAAGGTTAGGAGGACAAACAAATGACAAGAACAATTAATTTAATTAATTCAATCACAGAAACGCTTAATAAAGAAAAGTGCAAAAAAGCTCAGGTAATGTTTACAACAATTCAAGATGATTTTTGTATTAAGCTTATTAATCTTGATACTCAGAATTTCAAGGATAAAGTTGCAAATATTATTGAAACAAGATATTGCGAAAGTGCACGCAAGATGAAAGAAGGCAAAACATATATCGTTTATGCAGTTGCAAACAGAAAGCAAATGGCGGCAGAATTTGAAAACGATAAAGAATTAATGACTCTTAGAAAAAAGATTGATAAGTACGTAGAAGAAAATTACATTGGAGCGGAGGTGTAAATGATGAAAAAAGTAAGGTTATTTATGAGAAGACATTTTTGTGATGAATGCGGAAAGAGAATATTTATTCCAAGAAATTCTCAGGTAATTGGTTATGAAAGAATTTGCAACCGTTGCAAAAAAGAAATATTTTAACATTTATCCTTGTGGGTGGAATGGTTAAACCCTCAGAAAGAAGGATGTTATGGCAAATTTGTTATTATTAGACGTTAAAAACAACAGGGTTAAAGAATTAGAATGTAAAGACTTAAACGATTATTATAAAGCATTAGATTGCAGTGTTTTTGATATAGTACGCAGGAGAATAGGAGAAGATAAGTATTTTGATTTTTACATTGATGATGAAGGATTATTAAAAGCTAATCCTATAATATCAGCAATTGACGCAATGGGAAATCCAATGCTAGTTGGTAATATTGTATTTGCAAATCACGATGCAGAAGGCAACACAATTGATCTTTCAAAAGAAGAAATTGAGTATATTAAGCAATACATTCAGAAAATGTATACATTTGTAAAGCCAAAAGGATATAAAATCCTGACAAATTGTGAATACTAGGAGGCAAAGACTATGGAAGAAATAAGAATGAAAGACGTTGAATTTATTGATTTTGAAACTATTGGAATGGATTACAGTGACCAAATATATTCTATCCAAACGAATGACGGAAAAGTTTTTTACGCGACAGCATTGATTAACAAAAATATGAATTTTGTGATACAATGTAAAGAAAAAATATGCCAGGAGATAAAAGACTGTATATCTTCAGAGGCGTTAAGCGTATGGAGAAACGAGGTAAATGTTCAAGGAGTTTAGAAAGTCAACAGAATTAAGTCAATCAGAGTTTGCAGAATATTATGAAATACCAGTGCGAACTATTCAAGAATGGGAACAGGGTAGACGCAAGCCGCCAGCTTATATACCAAAGCTGCTGAAACGAATTTGGGATGCTGAAAAGCCTACACGAAACAAAAAGGAGTAATTATGGCAGAACTAATATCTAAGCAAGCATTAATAGAGAAAATATATCAATTATCATGGAACCAAGGAATTATTGATGCGATTAATAAATTTCCAGTTACAGAAACAAGTGAAATTGAAGCAGAATGGATTCCATGCACATTTATGGGCGTCTCATATAATTGTTGCCCTAATTGTAAAAACCAATCAAAAAGGCCAACAAATTATTGTCCGACTTGTGGAGCTAGATTGAGAGAAAAAGAGGATCTTGGTTAAACGCCAGGATCTTTTTTTATGGTACAAAATTTTTATATAAATAAAATATAATATTATTACATGATATACACCAATCGTACTAATCCTCCAAAATGATTGAGTACAGAAAAGCTCCCCAATGAAAGGCCTTTACTCTTAGCCAGGTAAGGGCCTTTTTAATTTGGTACAAACGCCAATAATATGCGTGCTAATCTAAAATATGAGGTGAAAGAGTATGGCTGGAGGCCCAGGGAAAATAGACGAATATAACAAGTCAATATCAGAAGAGAAACGCAAAGAAAACGCAAGTAAGGCAGGACGTGCGCCTAAAACAACGCGCAAGTCAATGGCAGAACGATGCGCCATGATGATGAACGCGCATTTAACTGAAGACAATAAGCGTAAATTAGAAAAAATGTATGGAGAATTGTCTGAAGAAGCGACAGTTGCAGAGCTTGTAATTGCAGGACAGATACAAAGCGCCATTAAAGGCAATACAAAGGCTTTTAACGCTGTTTCAGAGTATGCAGACAAGTATTCTAAGGCAGAGAACGAAAAGGCCTATGAATTGCCAGCTAGAGTAATTGGAAAAGCGTTTGTTGATATTAATAGACAGATAGAACCTAATAAGAGTTATGTATTTGAAGGCGGAAGAGGTGGATTGAAGTCTTCTTATGTATCGCTAAAGATTGTTGAGATCCTGAAGAACAATCCAACAATGCACGCATGTGCTATACGTAAGGTTGCGAGTACGTTAAAAGATTCTGTATACGCGCAGATTAAGTGGGCGATTAATGAACTAGGATTAACAGAAGAATTTAACTATAAAACTAATCCGCTTGAAATCACATATAAAAAGACAGGACAGAAGATATTTTTTAGAGGTTGCGATGATCCTATTAAGCTGAAATCTATTAAGCCTGAATTTGGTTACATAGGTATATTATGGAAAGAAGAAAAGGATCAGTTAACAGGACCTGAAGAAGAACGAAGCATAAACCAGTCTGTATTACGTGGTAACGGAACTAAGTTCTATGACTTTTCAAGTTATAACCCACCTAAAAGCAAAGTTGCATGGGTAAACAGAGAGAAGCTTATTCCTGATCCAAACAAAATAATACATTCATGCACGTATTTAGAGGCGCCGCCTGAATGGTTAGGCCAAAAGTTCATTGAAGATGCAGAACACCTTAAAGAGGTAAATCCTGAAGCTTACGAGCATGAATATTTAGGAATAGCAAACGGTGAAGGCGGAAACGTATTTGAATATTTGGAAATAAGGCCAATTACTGAAAAAGAAATGGACAGATTTGACAGAGTATACCAAGGCGTCGACTGGGGATGGTACCCTGATCCATTTGCTTTTATAAGATGCGCGTATGAACAGGCACAAGATACTATATATCTATTAGATGAAATACATGTCAATAAAACGCCAAACTTTGAAAGTGCAAAAATGATAAAAGAAAAAGGATATGACGACTTTCAAATAATATGTGATAGCGCGGAACCGAAGTCGGTAAACGACTTTAGGGATGCAGGATTAAACGCCCAAGCAGCTATTAAAGGCCCAGGCAGCGTTGATTATGGAATGAAGTTTTTACAAGGAAGAAAGATAGTAATTGATCCAAAGAGAACGCCAAACGCGTTAAAAGAATTTACAGAATATGAATACCAGCGCAACAAGGATGGTGACGTTATAAGCGGATATCCTGACGCTAATAACCACTTAATTGACGCGCTCAGATATAGTTTAGAAAAGTTCTACAATAAGCGAGGTTATAGCGCATAATGGGATTAATTAAAACAATAAAAGGATGGTTAAGTATGATTTTTGACAGCAAAGCAAAAGAGTTATTTGATGTTAAGACAATTACAACGTCAGAGTTAAACCAATTTATTAAGAAGTGTGCAAACATTTACAAGGGAGTTCCTGAATGGGTAGACGAAGACGACAATATCAAAACAATTAATTTTGCAAAAAGTGTTTGCTCTGAGACAGCAAGATTGGCAACATTAGCAATTAATATTAAGATTGACGGACAAAGCAAAGCTGACTGGATGCAGGAACAGTTAGACAATATTTATTTTCAGCTTAGACAATGGGTAGAATATGGATGCGCTTACGGAACAATCATATTAAAACCGTCGCTTGATAGTATCGACGTTGTACTGCCAGGCGATTATATAGTCACAGAGGATAAGAATGGAAAAGTTAGCGCAGTTGTATTTATAACAAGAGCGCAAGTAAAAGAAGATTTTTACACAAGATTTGAATATCACAGATTTGACGAGAACGGAACCTATAATATTTCTAATAGATGTTTTATTGGAAGCAAAAAGGACGACCTTGAGAAGGCTGTAAACATTGATTTAACGCCTTGGAAAGGCATGAGCGAAGATGTTTCCATTGATAACCTTGAAGGACCTTTATTTGGCGTATTTAGAACACCAGGCGCAAACACAATAGAAATCAATTCGCCTTTAGGAACACCAATATTTTCAGACGCCATTGAAGAGTTAAGAGATCTTGACATTGCATATAGCAGAAACGCGCTTGAAATGGAAAGAAGTAAGAAGATAATTCTCTTAGATTCTGACAGAGTACAGCTTAACGGTAAACCACCAAGAACAGAGAGCGAAATAGCGCTTGCTAAAAAGCAAATGAATTTACCTGATTATATACAGACAGTTCAGGGTGATGGACAGAGTTCATTCTACCAAGAAATCAATCCGCAGCTTAATACTGGAACAAGAATTGAGTATATCAATAACTTATTATCACAGATTGGATATAAGTGTGGATTCTCAAATGGATATTTCAGTTTTGACGCAAAAACAGGCCTGGTAACAGCTACACAGATTGAAGCTGACCAGCAGAGAACAATCCAGTTTGTAAAAGACGTTAGAGATCAGCTTGAGAGTTGTATTGATGATGTAATGTATGCAGTTAGCGCATTCGCGGACCTTTATAACACAGTGCCAGCAGGCGACTATGAAATAACATACGATTTTGGCGATATTACTTACAATGTTGAAGAAGACAGAGCTAGATGGTATCAGTATGTTACAGCAGGCCAGGTACCAGCTTGGATGTATTTCAACAAGTTTGAAGGTATGAGCGAAGAAGAAGCTAAGGCAATGCAGGAAGAAATGGAAAACAAAGCTAAAGAGGCTATGTTACAGGGATTATTTTAATGGCAATAGCAAACAATCATTTTGAAAAAGTGTTTAAGAATATTAGCTATAAGAAAAATTTAGCAGGCAATGCAATTAGCATAAACCTTGATTTTTCAAATTTAGGAAAGAAGCTTGATATTGCTCAAGATGCTTTAGACAGTCAAATATGGGCGGACATGCAGAATTATATGCCACATGACACAGGATCTATGATTCAGCAGATAAACATTTTAAACCAGGCGACAAGAGGTGAGGTATACTTTTTGGCGCCTGACCATGATTATGCGCATTATATGTGGGCTGGTATTAAGTACGTAGATCCAATTACAGGAAAAGGAGCTTTTTATTCAGAAGATTATGGATTTTGGAGCAGGCCAGGCGTTGAAAAAATACCGTCTGACAAACCATTGCATTATAGTGATCCTTATGCAAGGGCGCATTGGGACGAAGTGGCGTTTGAAAATCATGGAGATCAATGGGTTGAAGTAGTAAGAAGGGCCTTAAAATGACAATAGATGAAATTGTTGATATCACAGAGAAAGTAGCAGAAGAATTTAATATATATCTTACGAAAAAGATTGTTGATAGAATTTTGGCCGCTTACGAAGATTATGGCGTGCAATTAATACCGTCAACCAGGCGAGATATAGTAAAGATGCTGGAGTCAGGTAAAACATTGCAAGAAATTGAAGCGGATATAAATAAATATATGCCAGGCCTTGAAAAGGAAGTTCGAGTGGCATTTACTAATGTTGGAAATGTAATTGAAAGAGAACAAGACGGATATCTTGACATTGCATTAAATGGACTTAATATATTACACCACGCGCCGCGCACAGGCGCTTTTGTTCCATTAACGCAATTATATATGACTAACGTTGAAAAGGCATTGTTAGAAAGCGCATATAAGCGTACAAATGCAACGCTGAGGAATTACACAGCAACAACAGCTAAAAGCACTCAGAAACAGCTTATAAAGACGTTAGATGATGCATATAACAAAGTTGTCAGAGGCGTTTCAATAAATACCGCAATATCTGAGGCAATAGAAGAATATTCAAAAGTCGGAACAGTAGTTGATTTTGGCAACGGAGTTCAACAAAGAGCAGAAACGGTTATAACAAGAGCAGTAAGGACAGGACTGACGCAGGCAAGCGGTGACATTACGCTCGAAAGATGTAACCAATTGCAAGTAAGTCAAGTATTAGTTACAAGTCACCTTGGAGCACGATACACAGACAAGCACGAACCAGCTAATCACATGTGGTGGCAAGGAAAAGTCTATGATTACAACAAGCAAGGCAGCCAAGTCAAGTCAACAGATAGTGTAGCGAAACAGTTGCAGCAGATCGGCAACCAAATGCCACATTCAAAAGATGAAAGCGCAGGAGATTTTATAACAATAACAGGTTACGGAACAGGCGAAGGCTTATGCGGATGGAATTGCAGACATACATTTACGCCTTTTTATCCTGGAATTAGTATCAATAACCAACGTGATTATGATTCTGACGAGAATAAAAAGAGATACGACTTAGACCAAGCTCAAAGGGCAAAAGAGCGTAAAATAAGGGATTTAAGGCGTAATTACGAAGCATTAAAGCATGCGTATGGAAAAGCGCCTGACGGACCTTTGAAAGACGATTTAAAAACCAAACAGCAAGACGCACATAAAAAATATATTGATTCTGTAAAAGCTTATAACGAGTGGAGCAAGGACAATGGTTTAAGACCAAAACAAGAACGACTAAAAACGTCTAATGATTACAGAATATCAGACGAGGTTGAATCGGAGTTTAAGCGAATTGATATTAAAGGGAAAAGCGTAAAAGACGTATATGACAACAGGGAATACGTTGACGGAAAAGTAGTATATGAACCAGGCGTAATGGATGCAAAGCATGCAAATGAAAGAAGAGTTGCAAACGTGATGCAGAAAATATACGGTGGAAATATAAAAGTATTAGAAGAATCTAACATTCCAGGAATAAAAAGGCCTGATTATTTATGGAATGGAAAATATTGGGAATTAAAAACATTATATAAGCCTAAAGCATACGATAGCGCTGTTAGAAGCGGTTTAGAACAGCTTACTAGAGAATATAATATTGACAAGGCAGAAGGTATAGTTCTTGATTGCAGCAATATAGAAATTGACTTTGATTTTGCATTATCAACAATAGAAAATAGAATAAAACGAAGTGGAAAAACATTAAAATCTTTAGACGTTATGCTTATAAAAGGTGAAGAAGTATTAGATATTATAAGATATGATTATAAATAGAAAAGTCCCCCCGCCAATAAAGGGCAGAGGAACTCTCTAAGATACTTATAACATTATCTATACAAAAAGTAAAGAGGTGAAAGTAAATGTATCAATATTACAATCCTAATCCTTTAGGCAACCATGTTGGAGATTGCACAATTAGAGCAATCTGTAAAGCATTGGAAAGAGATTGGGAAACGGTATACAGTGCATTAGCGTTATATGGCTATAAATACGCAGATATGCCAAGCGCTAACCATGTATGGGGATCGTATTTAAAGGACCAAGGATTTAAAAGAAAAATAATTGATGAAGACGGATTTTATACTGTAAAAGATTTCTGTAAAGATAATCCTGAAGGTATATTTATTTTGGCGATTCAAGAGCATGTTGTATGCGTTAAAAATGGCTTATATTATGATTCATGGGATAGCGGAAATTGTATTCCATTATATGTATGGCATAAATGAGCGTTTTATGAGTGTTAAATGATAGTTTAGCACTCTTTTTTTATGCCATTATATAGGCATAAAGGAGGAACAGGCATGATAGGACACAATTATTATCCAAGTTATCAACCACAGTTACAAGCGCCAACAATACAGGCCCCAACAAGCACAAATGATGGAATTGTATGGGTTCAGGGTGAAAGTGGAGCAAAGTCTTTTTTAGTTGCGCCAAATAAATCTGTTTTATTAATGGATTCAGAGGCGGAAAGGTTTTATATAAAAACGTCAGATGCAAGCGGTATGCCTTTACCTTTACGAATATTCAAGTACGAAGAAGTTAAAGCCTTAAATGAGCCAAATACGAAGCCTCAAGACTATGTGACGCGCTCAGAATATGAAAATCTGATAAGTAAAATTGAAGATATAGAAAAGTCAATTAAAAAGCCAACAGCAAGAGCTAAGAAGGAGGATGAAGATGCCTAATCCTTTATTTAATCAGTTAAACAATTCAGGCAATAACAACATTATGCAGATGGTCCAGCAGTTTAACCAGTTTAAAAACAGCTTTAACGGAGATCCTAAAGCAGAAGTTCAGAATTTGCTTAATAGCGGACGCATGACGCAACAGCAATACAACAAATTGCAGAATGCAGCAACAATGTTTTCAAAATTCATACGATAAACAAGGCCAAGTTTATATATATCATAATTGAAGGAGATTATTACTATGACAGACGGAATGACACCAGCAGATATTGCAGCAGTGACAGGCAACAACAGCGGTTTTGGTTTTGGTGGAGACGGAGCATGGTGGATCATTATTCTTTTCTTGTTTGCATTTGCAGGCGGATGGAATGGAAATGGTTTTGGCGGATATGGCGCTAGCGGCGCCGCTGACAACTATGTTCTTACAAGCGACTTTGCACAGATCGAAAGAAAGCTTGATTCTATCACAAACGGATTATGTGATGGTTTTTACACCAACGCGCAGCTTATTAACGGAGTGCAGCAGTCAATAGCTACACAGGGTTACGAGACACGCAATGCAATAAACAACGTACAGACACAGTTAGCTTCATGTTGTTGTGACATTAGAGAAGGAATATCTAATGTAAATTACAATATGGCTATGAACACAAATGCTGTTCAGAATGCAGTAAATCAGGGATTCTGTAATACAAACTTTAATATGCAGAGCGCAACAAGAGATATTACAGACAATGCTAATGCTAATACAAAGGCTATTCTTGATTTCTTGGTACAGGATAAGATTCAGACTTTACAGAGCGAAAATGAAGCGCTTAGATTACAGGCCT